AGTAATGCTAAAGTTGCTTGGGCTAATGAACAGTTACAATCAAACAAACAAGTAATCTCAGAATTAATGTTTGATGAGTCTATAGATAAAAAGACTAAACTTCAAATCTTAACAGACTATTCTTCTACTGGTTATATATCTAATGATATTAGAGATAAGTATATTAAAGATGTAGCTGTTTTAGACAACAGTTCTACTTATCTAGAACAAGAAGCTCAAGATCAGAACATTGATGATCTACAAACACAATTAGCTATAGATAATCAAGGTAAACAAGTAGATGCTAATACTAGCTTATTCGAGAAAGTAGTAGGAGAAGGTACTGCTATCTTTAACGTAGGTGTTTCTATCATTCCTGGTATTGTAGGTTTTGGTGCTAGAACTAATGAAGCTATTAGACAGTATAATGAAAATGGTTATGTTGATTGGGATTCTATTGGATCACTACAAGAAAGACTACCAGATGAGTCTACTCTTAAAAAGGTTCTATCTTTAAGTGCTAGACCTCTAGCTAAGTTGGTAGGAGCTGAAGATGAGTTTGATGAATCTTTTACCAATGAAACAGTATTAGCAAACATTGGTAAGTTCTTTGAGTGGATGGCTGAAAAAGCTGTTGAGAAGAACTTCTTAGGTTTAACTAATAAAGAACAAGCTTTATATGCTATGGAAGCTATAGGCTTTTTATTACCTCCTGGTTACTATGCAGCTAAAGCAGGATTGAAAAGAATTAAACATCCTAAGGGAAGTCCTATGGATACTACCTCTACTGCTAATCCTAAAGTAGCAGGTGAAGTAGCAACTGCAGCAGTAACTGAGGCAGGTGGAGAGAAATTAGCACAGTCTGCAGGTACGTCTGTACAAGCTGTTGTAGCAGAGAATGTATTACCTAAGATAGATGATACTCCTAATACTAAACATACTCCTGACATTCTTGATCGTTTAGACGAAGTATATAAAGACTTAGACCCTTATGATCAAGCTAAACTTGATCTTATGTTTGATGATAATATCATTGATAAAGCAGAAAGACTTACTGATTTAGAACGAATAGTTAATGTACATAAAGATACTAACCTAAACTACAGTCAAGCTAACTCATGGTTTAATATGCTTGATGAAGAACTTCAAGGTAGAATGGTATTTAGTAAAAACTCAGACTATCCTTTAACAACAAAGGCTGAAGTTAAGCGTACAGTAGATCAATTAAAAGAAGCTGTAGCAGAACTACCTGAAAATGAAAGAGGTACAATTCGAGTTAGAGATCTCAAAACACAAAAGACTTACGATGCAAGTCGTTTAAACAATATTAAAAAGGATAGGGGTCAGTTCCATGTAGAGTGGGAATTCTCTAAACAATACAAACTTCTAGACAATGAAATGCTAGGTAAAGGTTTAGCTGATGAACAAATCTCTTTCTTTGGTATAGGTACTAACTTTGCTAAGAAACTTGCTCAATCAAGTGCAGGTGAGTTTATCTTTGGTACTGGAGCCACTGCTCGTTGGTACGAACAAGCTCGTCAAGCAGCTTCTCCAAGAGCAGCAGCAGTTAGAGATACTATATTAGTTAAGACTAATAGTCTTATTGCAAACAATCGTGCTTTACATAAAGATATTAATAAGCTTATCAAGAACATGGAATTAGAAGGTAAAGATACTTTCTCTATGGCTGAGTTATCTCGTATGCACAAAGACTTAGATACTAAACAACTAGCTAAGTTAGATGAAATACAAACTGAGTGGAGAAAAGCTCAAGATACTCTATTTGAGATTACTAACTTAGGTTATAAGAATCAATTAGCAAGTCAAGGTTTTAATAGAGGTGTCTTTATTCAAGGTAAATATAAAGGACCTGGTCGTCTTGTTGAAAGAGACTTAACTCCTGATGCAGCACCTACTAAAGTCATTGATCTTGCTTCAGGTAAAGTTGTAGACTTTGTACCTGATGTAGCTAAAGGTAATAAATTTAATACTAAAGGTCAACAATTAGTTAGACTTTATAACAAAGAAAAAGTAGGTAATGATCGTTTAGAGTATGGTGTCTTAGGACGAGATGTTGAACTAAGAGTTTTACCTAATCAAGTTATTAATAAAATACCAGGACACTCTTATAAAGAATACAAATCTCATTTCTTCGTAGAGGCTATACCTCTAAGTCTATCTGTTAATGGAAAAAAGATTGATAAGTTTGAAGTACAAAGACAGTATGCAGAAGTAAAAGGAACAGCTACAACTAAGTATGAAGCTGATGCCTTAGCTGAGCAAATAAAAAGAGAACTAGGTGATGACTATGTTGTTCAATCTAGAACCTCTAGAGAGGGTGATCTATCTGACTTTGTTTCTGAATATCGGTTGATGGAAGATGACTATAAGAATGCTTTATCTCGTAATAGAGATATTAAAACAGTAGGAGCAGATCCTGTTCTTAAAGATCCTCTTGAAGCTCTTAATAATGCTGCTAATCGAATTACTAAAACAGCAGCCTATAGTCCATTTGATAAAGCGTTTAAACAAGCTTTTGAAAGAGACTTTAAAGAAGTTCTTAAAGATGGTACCTTCCCTTCATCAATAGATGATATAGGTCAATTTAGTAAACGTGCTACTCCTGAGATGATTAAAGATGCTAAGATGGTTTGGAATAGACATACTCATTTCCAGAATCAAGCAGGTAATCCTATGGATGCTTGGTTCCAGTCTAGTTTACATAGCTTAGCAGATGTCTTTGAGAAAGTAAAACTTGATGACAAGTTATTATTAAAAGGTGCTGCAGTTAAAACTAGAGATATAGCTAACTTAGGTGCTTATCCTGTTACAGGTTTCCCTAAGAAGTTAGCATCACTAGCTTTGATTACATTCCAGTTTCCTCTTAGACACTTAGTCATACAGCCTATGATGTTCTATGAGCAATCATTGATATTCCCTAAAACATTTGGGTCTACAATGAAGAAGACACCTATTATGGTTATGGATCTACTTAGTGGTCATCCATTACTAAAAGAACATGGTACAAGACTTAAGACATTCTTAAAGAAAACTGAAATAGATGAATACAATAAAGAGATAACTGCTCTTAGAAAACTAGGTGTACTACAATCTATTGACCAGAACTTAGCTGTTATGGAGATGATGAGAGGAACTCCTCGTAAGATCGAGACTCCTAATATACTATCTAGAGCGTATGAAACTACTCGTAATGTATTTAATAAATATGGCTTTACAGCAGGCGAACTTTCAAACAGAGTAGGCTTATTCTTACAAACTAAAGAAAGATGGAAGGCAGCTAATCCTGGTAAAGACTGGACTAAACCTGCAGCTTTAAATAGAATAGCTGATGATGCTTGGAGACAATCAGGAGCTATGACTGCAGCAGGTGCCTTACGATTCCAACAGATGCCTTTATTAAGCTTCTTAACTCAGTTCCAATCTATTAACCATAAAGGTTTCATGAACTTAATACAAGATAATGCAACTAACTTATCTAAAGCTGATAGAGCTAAGTTAATGGGTACTAGACTACTAATGCACGGAGCAGAGTTTGGTGTTCCTTTAGCAGGTGGTAAGGTGTTAATGGACTATCTCATGAGCCATGAAGATGAGACTTTAAGAGAATCTGCTGATCTAGTGAGAAGAGGTTTCTTAGATTTATCATTTAATAAAATGATGTCATTAATGACTGGAGAGTCTGCTGATTTCTCAGTAAGTGAAGGTTCTTCTATATCAGCTACAAACTTCTATGCAGATATGTATGAGCAGATGGCTAACGTAGCTCGATTTGTATCAGGTGACTCTAGAGCACAAGCTCCTAATATTGCTTCTCTTGATGTTATGTTTAGAGGTATGGAAAGATTCCAAGCAGCTATAGACATGTTTAAAACAAGAGAAATAACAAATGCTAACATTACTGATTATATAGGTGAGTTATCTAGAATAACTTCAGCAGGTAATAATATAGCTAAAGCTCGAACAGCGATGGCTTTACATGACATCTATACTAAACAAGGTAATGCTAAGGGTCTAGATATTACTTATCCAGAAGCTCTTGCTCAAATGGCAGGCTTTAAAACTCGTAGAGAAATAGATCAATGGAGACAACAAGAGTTACAAATAGATATAGAAAGTAAGATTAAAACTCAGATTGTTGAATTTGATAGACAGATTGTAAACTCATTAAAACAAGGAGGATCTCCTGAACAATTTGCTAATATTATTAACTTACAGATTAATGCGTTAGAACAAGCAGGTGTATTCTCACCATCACAAATGGATCGTATTATTAGTGGTGTTATGGAAAAAGATAGACGTAGATTTGATTCAAATAGGACAGACAGTATGATCAACTATTTTATGAATAGTGATGCAAAAGATGCTGATATGAGAGAGTTTTTAGCACGATTTAAATCTCATCCAGATCCAGTAATACAACAATTAGTTAAACAATATGAAGGTAAATTATAAGGAAAAACTATGGCAGCTCCCGATTTTTCACAACAAATAAACCCAACTAACTTCCAAGCTTATGTACAGCAAGGAGTTGTTGATAAGTCTGGTGCTTATAAGGCACAGGCATCAGGTCAAGCTCTTACCAGTCTATTAGGCACAGGTATAGAGATGGCTAAAGAATATGATAAACAAAGTACTTTACAAGGTTTAACTGATCAAGTAGCTGCTATTGAACAAGAAAGACAACAGCGTAGTTTAGCAGGTCAACAAGCTTTAGAGCAAGAAACTCAGATGCTTACTCAAGAATCTCTTGCTGTTAAACAAGCAGCAGGTTATGATGAAACCTATCCTATCATGCTTGATACTAAATTAAATCAACAAGTTCAAAGCATTAATAATCAACTTTCTCAAAAGACAGAGCAATTAGCTAAAGCAAGAGATCAAAAGGTAATGACTGAGTTTGAACTTAAGACTCGTTTAAACAAGATAGCTATGGAAGCTATCCAAAATAACCCTGCTTATGCCAGAGAAATTATGTCTCATGTAGCTACTGTAGCTGAACTTAATAACATTACACTCAATGTTAAACGAGAAGAAGCTATGATAGATGAAATGAATAAGTCTAAAGCAGCTCAAGACAAAGACATCATGGATGAGTTAGAGAAGCTAAATATACCTGAGAGAGCTTTTACTGATGGTCGTGGTAATCTATTAGATCCAGAGAGTGCTATGCAAGCTATTGATGCTAAAAGAGCTATAATAAGTCGAGCTGAACAAATGGATAGAGCGACAACTATGAATATTAAGACGGCTCAATTAAAATCTCAACAATTCTTTGGTACAGGTTTAGATGTTGAATTTAGTGCAGGTACTCTTGCCTTTGCTGATAATGAATTCCAGAAGATTGTTAATGATACAACTATGTCTGGTCCTGATAAAGTAAAGATGATTGAAAGAAGAAGTAATCAACTTAGTTTAAACCTAACAAAATCATTTCCTTTAATGGGTTTAAGCACCTCTACTCCTGAAGTAAAAGATTTAGTTACTTTATTGCGTAAACAAGTTGATGATCTAAAGGGATTATATTCTAGAGAAGCAACAGGAGAACTTGATCTTGCTGATAAGAAAATAAAACTAGAAATAGCTCAGACAGTATCTCAATTAGGTGTATATGATCGTATTCCTAATCTAGCAACTTATGAATTTATGACTAAATTTGCTGAGTCATTAGGTACTCGAGCAGGTATGACTCTAACTAATGAATTAAATCAATCTATAGCTAAAAACTTAACAGAGAATCCTTTAAACATTGGTACTAAATATGAAAAAGGAAAGGCAGTTTACACAGAGAAACTTCCTGATGGTAAGATCCTTGCTTCTCATGGGTTGTCAGTATCTATTGATAAAGCTGTATCTTTAGAGGCTACACCTGATGATATTAACTTATTAGAAACACAACTTACTAATTATAATACTAAGTTGAATTCTAATCCTGCTAATGCTACAGAACTAATAAGAGACCTTAATAGTGTTTTGTCTACTCCTAACTTTAAAGGAGTGGTTGACAAAATCAAAGATACAACTATACTAGGTAATTTACAGGAAAGTATTCTTGCCTCTACTACATTGTTAGAGACACAAGTAGCTAATACTCTCCCTGAAAACGCTAAGATTTCTCTCAGACCCGATGGTCGTCTCACAGTTGTGGGTGGAGATATGAGAACTCAAAGCCAATTAGTAAGGAGTATCAATGAAGCTTTCTTGGCATTCCACCATGTTAGTGGTCTATCTCTTAATGATGCTATCAATCAATTCTATGGTCAAATCCCTGCATTGGGAGTCGTGGAGCCTACCGAAAAGAAGTAATGAGCCAGTAGTATCGCAATCAGATAATACTACTGGCAGCAATAACCCAACAAACCTTAAGACAGCAGATGCTAAGTCTTTTAGAGAGTTTAAGAATGTAGAAGAAGGTATTAAAGCTTCTGCTGACCAACTGTTTAGATACTTTGCAGGAGAAGGTCCTGCTAAAGGTAAGCCTACTCAATCTGTTAAAGATGTTGTAGCTTTATGGAGACCTGCTTCAGATCGAAGAGGTGAGAAAGATATTAGTCAAGCTAATTATGAAAAGATTGTAGCTCAATCTATAGGAGTTAAAGCTAATGAGAAAATAGACATTAATAATCCTCAAGTATTAGGTAAGCTATTACAGGGTATTACTAAAGTAGAAGGTAATGAAATACCTTTAGATACTATTATGAAGTCTATTGGTGGAGTTAGAAAAGATGGTACTTATAAAGGAGCAGGATGGTTAGGACCTTTAGAAAGACCAGATGGTTATGTAATGACAGAGTATTCTATTGAACCTACAATAGATGGTAAGAAAGTATTAATACCTTCTATAGTACCTACGCTCACTAAAGCAGAGATACAAGAATTACTAACAATGACTAATGATAAAGAATTTCCTAAAGCTATAGAGAAAAAAGCTATAGAACATGCTAAGAAACGAATAGCTCAAGGAAAGAGTCCATTCATTGATTAACTGGGGATCGTTTAAACTACCTCCAATTAATCTTTGGAACATTCCTTACCAGGATAAAATGGATGGAAATTGGCAGGTAGGTTTATATAGTCTTGATAAAGACAAGCAGTCCTAAAGTCTTTAGGCTCTACTGTATTTATTAAGCATTTATTAACATAGTCTGTAGCATGGGCACATGATTCAAAGTTGCCCTCGTACATAGGTGTGTTGTTGATATATACAACTAAAACATACTCAAACATAGATGTCTCCTGTAAAAGTATAGGTAGTAGAGGAGAGGCGAACCCCTACTACCATACACGTCTCCCTAGTCAGGGACTTTAACTACCATCACTGGTAGATTTCTTTTCTGGGCATACTTGATACCATACTCTGTACCTTTACTACGAGTATCCCAGATAGCTAGAACTTTATCTGCGTTATCTATCATCTGTTTAGTTCTAACAAAGAAATACTTACTATCAAAGTCTGCTGTAGGATCTATTAGATGGTAGGGTATAAACTCTACAACATCTATTCCTCGAGCCTCAGCATACTTCTTTGATAATGGGTCGACACCCTTGGCACTCCCTAGGAGGAAAGTGAGAGTGCCAGTGCCGTGCTCTTTGATAAAGCGATCTATGATAGGGAAGACCTTTTCTGCTTTATCGATAGAGCGAGAACCAATTATACATACTTTCATTATCTATACCACGCTAATTGAATTCTGATTATTAATAAATCAATTAGACAATATCCTACTTCAATACCATTTACCTCTGCTTCAGTAAACTCAATGCCTAATTGAACCCCACAGATTGGTTGTATAGTAGTAATCATTATATCTCACAATGACCTGCTGTACAAGCAAGTGTCTGTTGACCAATAGTATTATCTTCCATCTCTACAAACTCTGTCCAATCAATCGTCTTAGGAGTCTTAGCTAGAAGTTCTTCATACTGTTCTTTACTACAGTCTTCATAAGGAGCCTGTTGATAAGTATGATCACTGTGTGGTAGGAAAGATACACCAGAGATTTCATCAAAGTGTTTCCAAACCCAAGCACCTACTTCAACCCACTCATCATCTTTAACAGAGATAGTGACTGAAGGTTTATGCTCACACCAATGTCTTTGATAGACAATCCAATTCTCTAATTGTTCAAGGGCTGTCATACCATCTCTAAGAATAGCACCTTTAGGAGCTTTCATAGGGAATGTAAACACTGCTGTATTGTCAGGTCTAAATGCTTCATCCTCTACAGCTACTCCTTTGTCTTTGAGGAATCCATAGATTGGATCCTTTTTGTCCATTCTGATTCGTCTATAGTAATAGTCATTGTGTCGTGTATGTATGCCGCTAGCAGAGTCAACCAACTGAGAAACAGTACCACTAGGCTTAACACAAGTAATTGATGCAGAAACTGGAATATCCAATCGCTTAGCATACTTTTCGTTTGTTTTTCTTGCTTCATCTCTTAGCCTTTCTAGCATTTCAGGGTTAGGATTAGAAGTAATCTCAGCATCCATGATACCTGTCATTGATACTCCTAATAATCTTTCTTCTTCTGTATTCTGTTTCCACTCAGCAGATAAGAATTTAAAGTCTGTTAGAGTCGATTGGATAGTACCAAGAATAGTGGCAAGTCGAACTTTTCTAGCAAGGGATTCTTCTGTATCATTTGCTCGTACGACCACTTCCGTAAGGTTACAGAATTGTTTATCACGGAGTATAATCTCTGAACAAGGATTGGTTCCGTAACTGAAATCTGGACTTCTACGTCCCCACTTATTCGCTTGATCCTGTGCAGCGATTCTATTAAAGATACCTCGTTCACCTGATTTAGACTTAACCAATGATACCCATTCTTCCATGAAAGTTTCACTGTCAGGTTTCTCTGTGTAGGCAACTGAGTTGTTGGCAAGACCTCGATGTGGGTGATCATTATACCAGGCTCCCATTTTAGCTTCACGCATTCTGCGATCAGTCAAGTTAGATAAAGAGATAAGAGCAGAACGTCTTACACCTCCAACAACAACGATCTCTCCAATCATACACATAATATCATGTACTTCAATAGAGTTTAGCTTACGTCCTTTAGCATGTTTAAACGTATCCGTTACGAAATCAAATAACCTTTTCAATGGATCAGGACCACTGGCTCTACCACCAAATGTCTTGAGTCGAGCTCCTGCAGGTCTAACTTTAGAGTAATCAAACTTAGGAATATCACCTTCATAAAGTGATGACAGGAGTTTCTTGAAAGCCTTTGCCCAACCTAACTTACTGTCTTCGACAACAATTAAGTCATCACAGATTGTTAGGTCGAGGGGTATGGCAGGAAGCTTATCAATCTCCTGTCGCTCACAGCTAAAACCTACACCAGTCCCATTCATTAGGATGTATAGAGCTTCACTAAATGCTCGTTTATTATTTACTGCTAAATAAGAGCAGTTGTAAGCAGAGATGTTATCTCTCTCACAGGCTTCTCCTGCAGTCATTAATAATCTCATAGAAGGCATAACTTCAAGATTAAGAACGGCTTCTCTAATCTCTTTGATTTCCTTCTTTAAATCAGGTGTCTTTGTTTCTAGGTAGGTAACTAAACGATCAACTGTTTCTGACCATGTTTCTCGTCTGTTTTTCTCTGGTATGAATCTAGCATATCGAGACATCGCAATTACGTCTTGATATACTGTAGGTAAATTACTCATCTAAATCTATCTCCTCTTTTAAATTATCAACTTCTTCTATCAACTTATCAAAGTTATCTTCTATCTTATCTTGAAACTTTTCTACGATTTCTTCTGATTCAATATCGAGTAACTCTAACAGTTCTGTTTCTTCCATCTTACAGAGTTCTTCTTTAAGTTCTTGGAAGGTTAAATTATTTGCCATCTTTTTTATCGGTTTCTTTCTTATCTTTCTTACCAAAGATACGATCAAAGTTCTCATCAAACTTATCTTTATTTCTAAGTTTAGATACTATACGATCTCCAGTATGTGGATTAGTGTCTACCATCATCTATCCTTTCTTCATATAATAATGCCATAGCTAAATAGTTAATAGCTCCTAGCATTTCTCGTTTATACCATAAATAGTTTGTAGCTTCTTTATTCTTTACTGCTTCCATGATCTTCTTCTGAGCTTGTCCTGTAAGGAATCCTGTGCCATGTGTATCTGCTAAGCTAACCCAAGGTTGTGTCATAAAACACTTACCATTACCATGTCGTTCTTCACCTTTACCATCTGAGGCTTGTTCTACTGCTTCTTCAAAGATCTTTTCTAATGGATGTATCATAATATTATACCTCGTTTAAACGCTTTTGTCAAGCTTTTTACCATACTTTTGACGAAGATAATTAATACTTACTGCCATCTCATCAAAAGAACCATCATTAACCTCATGAAGCATATAGAACCCTCTCCAGTGTTGGTTTGTTTGTGAACTTAAATAGTCTTCATCGTGTTCGTAACATGATCCTGCAATAATAGCTGTAATGTCTCGTCCGTCTGCTCGACTTGAATAGGCAATTTGTCTTCCTTGTTGATGTCCTGCGAAACATGACATGTGCTTACGAGTAAGGAGCGTTCTAGCCGATGTAATCGGTCTTCCCATGACACCACTTGCGAAATAGTGACTATAAGCAATACCATCAACAACGACCACATCAAGAAAAGGATACACAGTCCAACCATATTCTTCATATTTAAGATCTCCTATACTAATTAAATCTTCTAACTTACGATCATTATTGATAGCTCGATCAATACGATCTTCATGATTACCTAAAGTTAATATCATCTCAGGTTTATAAAGTTTACGTTTGTCTTTACGCTGTCTGTTCTGTAATCGAATTAGAGGAGCTGTAAGGGCATCCATAGCTTTATGAACTGCTTTAATATCTGCCTTATAAGTTCTGCCTTCAAAGGCTTTCTTACCTGTATCATACGAAGAAAGACTAGGCATATCTGCAAAGTCTCCTATACATACAATAACATCAGGTTGTTTATCTACGATATACTGACCTAACCATCTTAAATACTGTACCGAGTGTCCTGGTTTAACCTGACAGTCAGGTATCACTAAATGCTTTCTCATGAAAGTTTACCTCCAGAATTTATAAAAGAATCTATCTCTGACTCAATGTCTCCTTGATCTTCTACTTTGATAACTCCCATATCAATCAACTGCATAACAGCAAATTCAATAAGAGCTTCAGCTTCTTGATCATCTACTTCACATTTAAAAGAGCAACTACCATCTTCATTTCTTAAGAAGTTTTTTATAATCACTTATCCAATCCTTTCTAGCATCAAGCCATTCAAATCCATTATCTTCAGCCCACATCCAATAGGTAGTCTTACTCCCTTTACGAATCTTAACATCAGGATTCATAAATAAGAATATAATACGAGTCTTTGGATTGCACTGTTTAAACCACACCATTTTCTTTCTAGTCTCTAAATCTAGTTTACCTTTGGCTTCGATGTATACTTCAGCATTTCCAGGTTTAAAGTCAGGAACATAGGTGCGTTCTATTGCAGGTTGGATATAGGAATATTTGTTGGGTTCATACTTACAAGCTGTAAATACTTTCTTAAGTTTATCCCAAACTGTCTTTTCAAACTTACTTCTGAATGAGGGCATCAAATCTATCCTTATAATAAGAGTTTTCTTCTCGTAGAATCCATAAGCATCCTGCATTCATAAGAAACTCGTTATCGTTACCATAAAGGTTTCTGACAACACTAAGCATATCGAGTTCGTTTAAACATGATGCTAACAAAGTTTTAGCTTTCTTATCACCAATCTTCTCAATACCCTTAATATTGTCAGAGGTATCACCCTTTAGACATTGTTCATAAAATAGACGAAGACCCTCTAGTTCTGTCTGTTCAACAAAAGTATCAGGTCTTGTCCATCCTTTGCCACTGATTTCCCAGGAGAAATGCTTTCCTGGTATCTGGAGTAAATCTTTATCAAGGGAACATATTATCGTATTATCTGTTTGATTTATTCCCAAAGCATCATCTGCTTCTAATCCATCAGGGGCAAGTTCTGCATTTAAAGATTGCATCGCATAATCACGACACGCTTCTAAATGCACAGGTTTAGGTGCTCGTCTGTGAGCTTTGTATTCAGGATAAATAGTTTTCCTGAAGTTACGACTACCAGTAAGAAATGCTTGGTATTCACTAGATCCTGTCTTCTCAAGTATTTGATCAAACAGTTCGTTTAAACGATATATAGCAATACCTACATCATCTTGCTCAGCACTCGCTGCACACCGAAAGCACACTAAATCCATGTCAACTAAAGCTTTCATTATAATGGAATATCGTCTTCCATATCTGCAACTGAAGTTACAGAATTGTTATCCATTACAAAGTTCTCAAACTCTTTAGCCATACCTAGAATCTCTGATACTGATGGTCTTTTACCTTCAGCAGTTAGAGCAGTAATAGCAGAAGAGATAGAAGATTGTCTTACGATCATAACTTGACGTTGTGCTCGTTCTTCTTTAGTTTCATAGTTACTACCTGTTACTCGAGTAGTAGCTTTTGTATTACCTGTATTACTTGTAGCTTGTGCTATTTGATCAGCACCGATGCTAACCCACTGCCAATATCCATTGTCATCCTTCTGAGTATTGACATCAACTACATCACCCTTCTTCCAATCCTTAGCTTGTTTAAACACATCAGGATTACTGAATGACATTAGCTTCTTAGATTGAACTTGACCACTATCATTCTTGTATGTTACTTCCATTGACTGATATGATCTACCATTTTTAGTAGCATGGCTACTCATTTGTCCTACATCAATTACTGTGATTTGCATTTATAATCTCCATATCACCCCATGTTTGTCCAACTTGACATTCGACTCGCATAGGTAAATTAAATTCTATTCCAAATAACCTACTAAAATTATCAGGAATATCCTCGAAACATTTATCAACTATGTTGACCAATGTAACATTATCCCACACTTTTGGATCAAAGTCAAGGATAATTGAATCGTGAACAGTATTCACCATCTTCACACCATCACGACCTTTAAGACGATTCCTCAATGATACTCGAGCTATCGCCATTAAATCTGCACCTAGTCCTTGAACTGGATAATTTAATATCTTTGTTCGAGGATACTTCATCTTACCATACTTAATCTCAGGCTCATAAAAGTAAGTCCGTCCTGTTGGCATGATAAGTTTATGATCTCTTGTAGCTTTAAATACAATCTCTTCGTGCCACTGATAGAGTTGTTTGTATTTACCATAGAACTCTTTAATAATCTTTTCCCAGTAATCTTCATTACCTACATCTTTGAAGTTAGGATCATTAGCATAAGACCAAGCACTACCTCCATAGATCAATCTAAATACGAATGTCTTAGCAATTAATCTACTAGGTAATCCAAACCTCTTCTGATTATCAGAGTGCATGTCTGTGCCTTGCCATATCTCATCAATAGCTACTTGATCTTGAGACAGATAACTAGCACCCACCCACTCTACAGTTGTTTTGCATCTGCTTGCAATAACATTACTCTACCTCCTTTGAAAGAACTCCTTTACAGAATTGAATTAACTCTTCTTTCGTAGAGTTCCACTTCATTTGATTAGCCAGAGTGCAGATAATTTGTATATTACTCTTTATGTAACCAAGTTCAGGTTCAATCCTATCGATAGAAGGAGAATACTTTTTATTTCCTCTATCAAATTTAACATCCATAATTGGACATTTATCTGGTATTACTATATCTTCAAGTTCTAAATCAAAAGGTAAGTTCTTTTGTTTAGCTCTTAACTTTGCATACTTTAGTAAGTATTTCTCAACATTTTCGTCTTTGTCTTTATAATAGTATTCACGACTTATCTTATTTTTATGATCTCTATTATTTTCTCTCCAAATACGATTCTGTTCTAAATACTTGTCTCTATTACGCAGATATTCTTGTCTTCTTTTCTCTGAATTATAAGGTCTCATAGTTTATTCCTTTATTGTATATATGTATAGTATACCATATAATTTCATTCAAGTCAAGTCTTTTCTGCTTGTAATAACATTAGTAATGCCTCTTAATATAATCAATCAATTTCTTTTTAGATGGAACAGATAAATTCTTCATGAGAAACTCAACACCTTCAATCATAATCAAATCTTCAATGTCTTTAGATACATACTGCATCCAAGCTTTATCGAGTCCCATCTTTTCAATGTGTTCATACAAGTCGTTTAAACGATCACTACGAGGATTGTTATTACGAAAGTAATCATCAATACCTGTAATGGCTACGTCTACTTTCTTGCTATGACTCATTAATAGTGTTTGGCTAACCACTTAACAATCTGTTCAGTGGAGTAATCATTAAGATGTTCCATAACTATCTCAACACCTATCTCTTGAATGATTGTGTTTATATCATTAACTGTATGCACTACATACGCTTCTTCCTGATCTGACTGTAATTGCATACCTTCATCATAATCAGGTGTATAGTTGTCGCTATTCATATTGCCTCCTAATATCGTGATAATAATAAACCTTTGATTTCACTATCAAAGTTCTGTAAGTTAGGCTTACTACTTGATAGCCTACCTGTTCTTGCTACACACTGGTTAAGCTGACCATAGATGTGTCCTCGTTCCCAGTTCTGTTCGTTAATTAAATTAACTAAACCTCTATAGTATGCTGTCATTCTCTTCTCTAAAACAGCTCTTGTCAAGATGAGTTTAATAACCTCTGATGCCTTCTTTGACCCACCTAAACTACGAAGTGTTTGTTCATCAGTAGAGAATAATCCTTCCTTCTCTAGTTCTGATCCTTTTAATGGTTTAACAAGTCTAGGTAATTCTAGTTCCTTGTCTATCCATCGAAGTCTTACCTGTCCTTTCTTTTGACCAGATTTGTAGATTCCATCAGGCTCTTGCTCCCTATACCGAATAATGCCCCCGTAAATAAGAGCACTGACGTGATCAACACTACTGGGATTAAAGCCATCGAACTTATGAAATTCATACAACCTTTTATCAAGTTTAGCAATTTGTTCCTCCAATTCATTACCTAAAATCTCTGACTTATCCTGATCATATAAAACACCATTGAACTCCATTTCCTCAAGAACAAGTAAGTCCTGATTGTGTAAGCTGATTAGTCTTTTAAGATGTGAGTTAGCTTCGAGATCTTCTAACTGTTTTAAATATACTTGCTCTGTAAGATCTAAATCTTTCTGCAAATACTCCTCTAGAATATCACGAGGAATCTCATTAGTATCAATGCCATTCTTCCAATACTCTTCTTTAACTACGTCTAGTTTAGTCTCTAGTCCATAGTGTTCACAAACTTGATTCAAGCTAGGATATGGTTTTGATTGACCTGTTAGCATGAAATGAACTAACTGACAATCCCATATTCTCTTCTCTTGAAAGTCTATGCCATATTTACGAATCCAATGTAAATCAAATTTAATATTGAATCCTACAAGCATATCATGATTGTTGATGACCGACTGAACACGATCGAGATCATCACGATATGGATGTTCTGTATACTCGATGTCATAGATACCATTGTCCTTGAGACCTATGAGACAGAGCTTGTTTAAACGACTGAAGGGATTACCCTTGTTCTGAATCGTTGTCTCTACGTCTAGTGTTAGATGTTTCATTCTTACAAACCCCTTTTAGATTAAATTCACCAAACCCTGACTCGACTCCACACCACCATTTCTTGTCAAAGTATATTGTAGCCCTACTACCACACACATTACATTTTACATTAGATATCTTCATAACGAGCAACCTCAGGTCTGATAAGAACCTGTGTAGAACCATGTCTTAACTCAGGTAGAGTATCAACATCCCCTATCAGTTTGTTCTTACAAATGTTTAAGAAACGAAGTCTTGATGTATTGTCTTGTTCTTTACCAATACCAAGAATCCAATCTGCCTCACCTTGCTTACCTGTTTTCGAACCATCTACCATGTCCATCGTAAGCCATAATTTACCTTCTGCCTCGCCACTAGCCTGAGATACTGCAATCACTGGGGCATATCTCTTTGCTATTTCCCTTGCCCATTGATAAATCGCCTTGAGCTCCAAATCGTTACGATCAGCTTTAAAGCCTTTGATCTTATCGATCTGAT